GTAATAGAGAACGCAAATATTGGTTGGGCAGTTATCCAGCAGGTAATTGATAGAGGATATAAAAACTTATTCTATATGAGTAAGGATTTAAAGTATGTAGATGTAGAACATCAGATGCATAATAAGTTTAGGGCGGAAGAAAGAGGTATGGTTGCAGGATTTTCAACCACATCTAAGACAAGACCTCTAATTATTTCAAAATTAGATGATTACTTCAGAGAGAAATCTATCACCATACGTTCTAATAGGTTGATAGAGGAGCTTTTTACCTTTATATGGAACAACAATCGTGCGGAAGCAATGAGGGGATACAATGATGACTTAGTAATGGCATTATCGATTGCTCTATGGGTGAGAGATACTGCATTGAGATTAAGACAGGAAGGAATCGATTTAACTATCAAATCATTAGGTGGTATTCAACAACAAATACAAGAATCTGGCTTCTATGGCGGTAGTTCAATGGATGATAATCCGTGGTCAATGAGAGTGGGTAATCAAGACGAAGATTTGACTTGGTTGATTAAATAAAAAATTCAACATATTTATAGTGTATAATAAGATGCACTATTAAATAATATAATTTTAATATAAAAAATAAAATATGGCAGATACTACATTTTTCAATCGGTTAAAAAAACTTTTCTCAACAAAGGCAATTGTTACTGTCGATGCTAGTGGAAAAAGAAAAGTTTTTGATGCGGAGGAAAGACAACAAACAAATCTATCTTCACTAAAAGATAGATACACAAAAATACAAAAATCTTTTTATGAACAAGCGGGTGGTGCACAATCAATGGCATACGCTCAAGTTCGTAGAGAAGTATTTAGAGATTTCGATGCAATGGACCAAGACCCAATTATAGCATCTGCATTAGATATTTACGCTGATGAATCTACCCTTAAAAACGAATTTGGTGATATCATAACAATACGTTCAGATAACCCCCGTGTTCAAGAATTATTAGAAAACCTTTTTTATGATATTCTTAATATTGAATTTACTTTATGGCCGTGGGTTCGTAATATGTGTAAATATGGTGATTTCTTTTTAGGACTTGAAATTGCTGAAGGTAAAGGTATAGTAAACGTTACTCCACACTCACAATATAATACTGAAAGAATAGAAGGACACGACCCTGAAAATATATCACTTGTTAAATTTAAAGTACAAGAAGACCCAATCGGTAAAGTAGAGTATGATAACTTTGAAATGGCACATTTCCGTTTATTATCTGATACAAACTGGTTACCTTATGGTAAATCAATGATTGAGAATGGTAGAAGGTTATGGAAACAATTATCTCTAATGGAAGATGCGATGTTAATCCATCGTATTATGAGAGCACCTGAAAAAAGAGTGTTTAAAATTGATATTGGTAATATTCCACCAACCGAAGTTGATAACTACATGCAAAAGATTATCAATAAGATGAAAAAAGTTCCATTCTTAGATAAGACAAGTGGTGATTACAATTTAAAGTATAATATGCAAAACCTTACGGAAGATTTTTATCTACCGGTAAGAGGTGGTGATAGTGGAACTGCTATTGAAAACTTAGCAGGATTAGAATACGCTTCGATTGAAGATATTGATTACCTAAAAGCTAAATTATTTGCTGCATTAAAAATTCCTAAAGCATATTTGGGATATGATGAAAATGTAAATGGTAAAGCAACCCTAGCAGCAGAAGATGTACGTTTTGCAAGAACAATCGAAAGAATCCAAAGAACAATTACTTCAGAATTATCTAAAATAGCAGTTATCCACTTATATGGTAATGGTATACAAGATTCTGAAATGACTAACTTTGAAATTGGATTAGTTAACCCATCTACAATCTACGAACAAGAGAAAGTAAACCTATGGAGTGAGAAAATTCGTTTAGCAACTGATATGGCTGCATTAAAGATGTTATCTAAAGATTGGATATATGAAAATATATTTAAATTATCAGAAACCGAACAAACCGAACAAAGAGGTAAAGTGGTTGAGGATTTAAAGGATGTATTCCGTTACAACTCAATAGAAAATGATGGTAATGACCCTGCAAACCCTCCAAAACCAACCGATGTTGAAGAAAGTTTGGAAAATCTTAAAACAGAATTGAAGGATAAAGGTGGTAGACCCCGCGAAGGTAATACTTATGGTAAAGACAAACATCCTTATGGAAGAGACCCATTAGGTGATGATGAGAGAACTTCAAAGAGAAGTAGAACATCTGAAACAAAAGCAATGAATTACATCAATGGGATTTCATCAAAAAAGAAATATTTACACGAAACTAAAGATATGTTAGATGAAACTAATATTATCGATGATACGGAAAATTAATCTAACTTCTAATTTTTTATATTTATATATAGAAATTTGAGTCTATCAAAATAAGGATTTAAAAACAATGAAAAAAATTAAACATTCGAAATTTAAAAATACTGGGTTTTTATTCGAACTCTTAACTCGTCAAATCACGTTGGAGATTTTAAATAATGCTCCAGTAGAAAAGGCTAAAAAAATAGTACAAGAATTTTTTGGTGGTAAAACCGAATTAGCAAAGGAATTGCGTTTATTCAATTTACTTACAACTGAAAAATATAATTCAGAAAGTAAAGCAGAAAAATTTATTGATGCTATTATCGAAACTCGTACTAAATTAGATGAAACTAAATTATTAAGAGAAAAGTATAACTTAGTAAAAGCTATTAAAGAAAATTTCGATATTGAAGAATTTGTTGCTTCTCCTGTTTCTAATTATAGAGTATTAGCATCGGTTCATAAGATTTTTGAAGCAAAGATACAAGATGTAACTAATGTTAAGGATGTATTTGATGCTAAGATTACATTAGTAGAACACGTATCTACAACCACAGTATCTATTAAGAAGATTGAAGATAAATTAATGGAAACATATAAGAATCAAGAAAAAGATTTGAGATTGTTGACATATAAAATACTAGTTGAAACATTTAATAGTAAATACACTAACTTAAACGACGACCAAAAAGGCCTTTTAAGAGAATTTATTAACAATGTTAATAATACATCTAAATTCGGTGAATACTACGATTCACAATTAAAGAAAGTAGTAACTGAACTTCACAAATTACATTCCGAAGTTAATGATAAAATCACAAAAATTAAATTAAAAGAAACTATCAATGTTTTAAAAACACAAAAGATAGGAAAGAAAATTACGGATGAACAGGTTTCAGCGTTGATGCTATCATATGAATTAATAAAGGAAATAACCAATGTCAGAAAAAAATATTAAATCTTTTATAGACGAACTTATTAAGGAAGTCGAAGATGAATTAGATGAAGCCAATGTGACAGGTAATGTTGATGGTTACGATACTCCTCATGCCTTTTCTGGTAAAAATTCTGATAAAAAAAGAAAAAAAACTGCAACACAATTTGGTTATACATTAGTAAATAATGATATTAACAATATTGATGAATCCATAAACGAAGACAAAGTTTATATTGATTTTCTAAATAAGAAAAAGGGATTCAAGCAAGATAGGATTAAATTTAATTCTTATGAAGATGCCGTTAAATGGGCAAAGAAGAATTTTGACAAGTTTGACCCCGATATGATTAAATACGAATCAGTAAACGAAGATTCACCCATCTACAAAGATTGGGATGAATTTGTAAACCCACACTATATTTTAGTAACATTAAAAAATGGTAAAAAACTAAAAATAGAGAAAAAAAATGTTAAAGGTGGTACAAATGTATATCACGCAATTTTAAAAGCTTTTAATGATAATAACCATAAAATAACTAATAAAGTTGTAAGTGGAATGCTTGATAGATTAGGTGAATCGGTAAACGAAGCAAAATTCAAATCACCGGATTATATTATCAGTACAACTCCCGCATCAAGTTTACCGCAACAAAAATTAGGTCATGCAGATGTAATGATTGGTTTAAAATTAGCAGAAAAACTTAAAAACTATACATTACATGTTAGACACTATAAATTAGTACACGCCGATGGAAAAGTAGCGTTAAAACTAACACCAGAAGGTAAGACCGCAGTAAGAGTAAGAACTGAAGATGACCCAAAATACTTACAATTGATACAAAAGACAGTTAATGATGTTGTAGCGGATTATGTAAGTAAAATAAAAGAA